TCCTGAATCGCCTGGCTCCTCAAAAATTCCCCGGGGGGACGTTTTTGGAGAGCTTTGTAGTGCTTAAAAGAGCCCATGACCCGGTTCTGTCCTCTTTCTTTTCTCCTTTCAAAAGAAACTGCCGGCATTCATGGGCTTTTCTAAACACTACTCGATAAAACTGATACTAAAGCAGGAAAGAGGCAATGAAAAGTGGCTAAGAAGAAGAGTAAAGGCGGCAAGAAGGGCTGCTAAGGCACAATAAACCATACCAAAAGAAGGAGGCAGTTTTAATGTCAAGGGCTAAAGCTGATAACTCTTCCAGACAAGTGAGAGAGATGAAGCCGGCGTTGACCCCTGAAGCAAGGGAAAACCAACTGATAGCCCGGGCAGTTGATCTTGCCGAACAGCAACTGATCAACGGAACTGCCTCCGCACAAGTAATTACGCATTATTTGAAACTTGGGTCAACAAAAGAAAAACTTGAGAAAGAAATTCTCGAACAGCAGAAAGAACTTATTGCGGCAAAGACCGAAACCCTCAGGTCTGCAAAGAAAGTCGAAGAACTCTATGCTAATGCTCTTGAGGCTATGAAGAGTTATAGCGGACAGGATGGGCCTGACGATGTTTATTAGAACGTACACTGAGTTAATTACTTTTCCAACGTTCAAAGAACGCTATGAGTATCTCAGACTTGACGGAACTGTCGGCGAAGCGACGTTTGGCTTCGACCGCGTATTCAATCAAGACTTTTACCATCGTTCCCCAGAATGGAAATCAGCGCGAAGGAAAGTTATTCTGCGAGATTTTGGCTGTGACCTTGGAATAGAAGGGTACGAGATCAATGGTATTATCGTTGTTCACCACATGAACCCAATTTCTGTTGCAGACATTCAGAACAATACTGACATTCTATTGAACCCTGAATTTTTGATAACTACGACTCTCGGAACCCATAACGCAATTCACTATGGGGATGAGAGTCTTCTTATTATTCCAACAACTCCGAGAAGCAAGAATGACACTTGCCCTTGGAAACACTAATTAGAGAGCGGTGATATCTTGGACAGCATTCTTACATCGGTTAAGGTGAGTCTTGGCCCAGAGGCCAATGATGATCATTTCGACCCGACAATTATCATGCACATAAATTCTGCTCTGGCCATACTTACACAGATAGGGGTTGGCCCGGCCGAAGGATTTACAATAAGCAATTCAGATGCAACTTGGGGGGACTTTGTTGGAGCAGATAAACGCCTGTCATTTGTCCAGACCTATGTATATCTCAAAGTTAAACTTATGTTTGATCCTCCTCTCAGTTCTGCTGTGACCGACATAATGAAACAGGAGATTTCTGAACTGGAGTCCAGACTGTCCATGCAGGTTGACCCGGGAGAAACTGTCTGAGAGGGGGCTATTAAATGCTCATCCCTATAGAGGTAAAAAAACAGTGTGTTGCTCTTCGCAACAACGGCGAATCGGCAAGAAAAATTTATAGCGAATACTTTTCAAAGCAGTTTAATGAGCCTCAGAATTACGAGTCGTTCCATCGTTCATTAAACCGTTGGACAAAAAAACTTTTCCCAGATGATATGACACTTGAATGCGGAACCTATAAAGGATTTGCCGCGCATGGGGCTACGGTCCAGGTTGCTGCAAACGGTGATATTGTTCAGGCATGGATTAAGCAGACTGCCGAGGCATTTGACCCAGAGGAGTTTATTTCTGCGCTTAAGCAGGAGGTCATTCCTTACGAGTTTAAACCATGTGACCATGATGATGCTGAGGGAATGCTTGAAATTCCGCTGTTTGACATGCACTGGGGAATTTCCTTTATGGACTATTACGAAGCGGTTCTTAATAAAGTTCTGGAGGTTATTCGGCAGCACCATTGGAAGAAGATTGTCGTCATATTCGGTCAGGATTTCTTCCATAACGACAGTATTGTAAACGGCCTTACTACAAAAGGAACGCTTATACAGAAGGTCGATATGATGAGAGCCGTTAAAGAAGGACGCCAGTTTATTTACTCAATAATCGATACTGCTATTGAGTATGCCACTGACGTCAAAGTTATATATTCGGCCGGAAACCATGACCGGAGTATTTCCTGGATGTTCATGCAGACACTTCTCGAACGATATGGCGAAGACATCGTTGATGATTCGCTTAAGTCACGAAAGGTCATTACTTTCGGCCAAAATGCAATCATGGTGACCCATGGAGATTCCAAACAAGCTACAGCAAAGAACCTTGCTCATATATTTCCGATAAGTTTTCCCGATGAGTTTGCCAATTCGGTAATTCGGGAGATTCATTCCGGGCATCTTCATACCGAGCGGGAGGCAGACATTTTCGGCATTATGGTACGCCGTCTGTCGTCTGGAGTAGAGACCGACGAGTGGTCTGACAAAGAGGATTTTGTCGGCGCAATCAAGCGTTTTATGCTGTTTTCCTGGAGTACCGAAAAACTTAAAGCGATCTATTACATTTAAATAGGAGGTTTCCTATGTGGGTTTATTATACAAGCGATGAACTTTATCACCATGGCATTCTCGGAATGAAGTGGGGAGTTCACCGAAGCAGAAGCAGCACGGGAGAGAGTTCGTCTGGAACCGGACGGCATAAAAAAGCCCCCGTTGAAATCAACGAGGACTATGCAAGAGCTCATAGCAAGAAAAGTGTTAAATCAATGAGTAATGCTGAGCTTAAACAGCGCATACAAAGACTCAATGACGAAAAACAGTATGCGCAACTAAATCCCAGCAAGGTTCAGAGGGGCTGGAGAAAAGCTGCAAAACTTGTTGGAGTTATGGGCACAGTGTCGACTCTTTATGCTGACGGCAAAAAAATCGTAGGGGTTGGCCAGGAAGTAGGAAACAAAATGGCACAGATGGCCATCAATTACGCATTTGAGCATAATTAGACTATTTTATACGGTAAAAATTGAGAAGTTGGCGAAGGTATTCCGGAAAGATTCCATACGACAAAGGACCGTGGCGTTTCCAACAGCCAATTGCCGTTTGCAAATCTCTGAAAAAATCTGATGGAAAGTATCTGGATACATATACTCCGTGTCTTTTCTTGCTGCATATGTGGGCTTGTATACGCCGTCCTATATATCCCCAATCCATAGTAACACTCCTTTTTCGGTTTTTATCAGTATACCAAAATGTGTAAGAAAGGGCAATAGAAATGTGGGTTTATTCAACCAATGATGAACTTTACCACCACGGTGTTCTTGGAATGAAGTGGGGTGTTCATCGTTCAAAAAAGTATAAATCGACCGATATTCGTTCTGCAATAGCGAGAAGAAAGAACGAAAAAGTCGATGAAGGATTTAATAGCTGGAAAGAGAATGCCAAAAGACGTGACACAGCTATTGATCTTGGCAAAAAAGCCACCGCGGATAAACATGCTTACGAAGCAAATCCTAAGGATAAAACTCTTCGCGATCAATATCGTTCATCGTCTAAAGAATACAAAAAAGCCCTTTCCAAGAATACTACATACCGTAAAGGCGTGGTTCGTCAGGAAGTTGGCCAGGATTCTGCTCGAAAATATCTGAGTGAAGCTAAGCGGGTTAAGAAGCAGCTTGACACCGACCCCGGAAACAAAGAACTTTCTAAAAAGTTTAATGACCTTATGAGCAAGCACGACGTCGAACGCGCAAAGGCTCGTAAAGCCGTATCAGTTGCTCAGAGAAGATCAAATATGAAAGCGTCATTAAAGCGGTCAGCAACTATAACGGTAAAAACCGCTGCTGTGTCTGTTGCCGTAGCGGGGGGAGCATATGCCGTTAACAAGTATTTGGAAAAACACGACGTTACTCTAAATGACAAGCCGCTTAGGGTTAATACCGAACATTTTATGAAGTACGCTGACCTTGGAAAGAAGATTCTTGATATGGCTGGGTATTTCTATTAAGGAGAAATAAATTATGTGGCAATATAATTATGGTTATCCCAATGAACTTTACCACCACGGTGTTCTTGGAATGAAGTGGGGTGTTCATAGAGCGTCCAAACGTACATATTCAGACAAAGAAATTTCAGATTATCGCAAGAGGAAAATGTCTGAAGCTCCATCAAAAGCCGAATCCCCGAGAGGCGCAAATAAAGGTTGGTATAAAAATGCTCCAAAATCGACGTTAATACGGCAGATGAGACAAGAGGATGCTCAAGCCGCTGCTGATGCCAGAAAAGCAAGCAAAACGCCTATGTCTGATAAGACTAAGAAAGCATTAAAAGTCGGAGCAGTTGCAACCGGAACGGTTTTGGCTGCTTATGGGGCATATAAAGTATCAAAATTTGTTAGTAACAGTAAGGTCAAACCTTTTTCAGTGGATGAACTGAAAAACATGGGAATTTCTGTATTTGAACCGGCAAGGTTCGAGCCCGAAAGGTTTAAATTCTAAGGAGTTAATTTAATATGGCACTCTCAAATACTGCCGTTCCTAAGTATTACGGCATGTTTCGAGATGCCGTACTTCGCGGCGAGATTCCTGTATGCAAAGAGATCGAGATGGAGATGAATCGCATCGACGATCTTATAGCAGACCCTCGATATTTTTACGATGACCTTGCCGTAGAAGGGTTTGTCAAATACTGCGAGAACGAGATGACCCTGACGGACGGCTCGGACTTGCATTTGCTTGACACTTTTAAACTCTGGGCCGAAGAAATATTCGGGTGGTATTATTTCGTAGAACGAACGGTATACCAGCCAAACAAAGATGGCCACGGAGGCCATTATGTTCGGAAAAGTGTAAAGAGAAGACTCGTAAATAAGCAGTATCTCATAGTTTCCAGAGGTTCTGCAAAGACCATGTACGGCGCCTGTATTCAAAGTTATTTTCTGAACGTAGATACTTCAACCACACATCAGGTTACGACAGCTCCGACCATGAAGCAGGCCGAAGAGATACTTTCTCCTATCCGAACCGCAATCACTCGTGCAAGAGGACCGCTATTTAAGTTCCTTACGGCAGGCTCTTTACAGAATACCACCGGCTCAAAAGCAGAACGAACCAAACTTGCCTCCACAAAGAAGGGCATAGAAAACTTTATCACCGGTTCGCTGCTTGAGATACGCCCCATGAGCATAGTAAAGCTCCAGGGACTGCAGAATAAAATTTCAACGGTTGACGAATGGCTTTCCGGAGACATTCGAGAGGATGTTGTAGGTTCTCTTGAGCAGGGAGCATCTAAGATAGCCGACTATCTTATTGTTGCCATGAGTTCAGAAGGAACCGTGCGAAACGGAAGCGGCGACACAATCAAAATGGAGTTAATGGACATCCTAAAAGGAGATTACATTAACCCTCATGTTTCTATTTGGTACTACAAACTTGACTCCATAGACGAAGTATCAAATCCGGAGATGTGGGTAAAGGCCAGCCCCAACATTGGAAAGACCGTAAGTTACGAGACATATCAACTTGACGTCGAGAGAGCTGAAAAAGCCCCGGCGGCCAGGAACGACATTCTTGCAAAACGATTCGGAATACCTATGGAGGGCTACACTTATTACTTTACATATGAAGAAACCCGGCCTCATAAGAGAATAGACTTTTGGAAGATGCCGTGCGCGCTCGGAGCGGATATGTCTCAGGGTGATGACTTCTGCGCTTTCACGTTTATGTTTCCGCTTCCTGGCGGAAGATTCGGGATCAAGACCAGAAACTATATAACGTCTTTGACCCTTGCAAAACTTCCAGGGGCAATGCGTATGAAGTACGATCAATTCATGAAGGAAGGAAGTCTTATAGTTCTTGATGGAACTGTTCTGGACATGATACAGGTGTACGAAGATCTGGATGATTTTATTACCAAATCTGAGTATGACATAAGATGTTTCGGCTATGATCCATATAATGCCCGTGAATTTGTGGAGCGATGGGAAGCGGAGAATGGTCCATTTGGCATCGAGACAGTTAAACAGGGTTCAAAGACGGAGTCCGTTCCTTTGGGTGAGCTGAAAAAGCTTGCTGAGGAGCGGCTTCTTTTATTTGACGAGGAACTCATGGCTTTTGCGATGGGGAACTGCATCACCGTGGAAGATACAAACGGCAATCGAAAGCTTTTGAAGAAACGCAGAGAGCAAAAGATCGATGCTGTGTCGGCGATGATGGATGCTTACGTTGCCTACAAGCTAAATAAAGATGCATTTGAGTGAGGTGAGGCATTTGTGGACATATTTGCCGACCGATGAACTTTATCATTACGGTGTTCTTGGAATGAAATGGGGAGTTAGGCATGAAGAAAAGACTTCGTCGAATTCAAGAAATGACGCAAGCAATAATCAGAAAGGTCTTAGAAAGTACTCAGACAAGTGGAAGAAAAAATCCGAGCAAAATCAAAAAGACATTGACGATCTTATAAAAAATGGAGAAAAATCTTCATACATAAAATCTAAGTATGGCAAGAAACTTGATAATTTGTCTCCAAAAAGAAAACAACGCATTCTTGATGGCGAACTAAAAGATTTGCAAAAGCAAAAGAAGAAAAATGACACCGTTTATGAAGCCAGAAGTAACGGAAAACTTACCAGTAAAGAAAAAGCAATAGCCATTGGCGGTGCCTTTGTTGCTGCTTATGCTACCTATAAAATTGTTGATAGTGGTTCATATCACGAGGCCGTTGCAAGAGGAAAAAGTTTTGTAACGGGCAAGGGTTTTGACTTCAAAAAAGATAGTTCGTTATCCGGAAATCTTTCACTTAAAGAGATACAGGATACCATAGTTAATAAGGTAAATCCCGGGTATGGCGATTTTGGAACTAAAAATAATTGTCGACGGTGCACCATGGCATATGAAATGTCCAGGCGTGGTTATGATGTTTCTGCCACAAAGACTGTAAGTGCAACCGGTCAGACTATTTTTGGAGTATATAATGCAACATCCAAAAAGGATTTGACGTATTTGGATAAAGTCAAGATGGCAGGAAAACCCGGATTTAGTACTTTCGGGGAGTCCGTTATTGTGTCTAAACCGACTGGAACCGAAGCAGCAAAACGTAAAGATGCGGCTGAAAAAATATTTGATGCTATTTCTAAGAATCCGGATAGATCCCGAGGAGAACTTGCTGTTGGTTGGGATGTTGGAGGAGGCCATAGTATGGCCTGGGAGATCATCGATAAAAAACCGGTGATATT